TTCCCATCCGGCTTGCTGGGCGTAGTAGACCAGTGTGCCAAGGGTAACCGGATTAGCGGACTTGCCGAACGAGTGCCACCGCTTTGCAAGGTTGTCTGAGCCGGGATACTTACTACCCTTGGCAGACCATTCATCCCATACGGCAAAGCCTGTGCCGCCAGTTGCATGGTGAGTTGACATACCGCATCGCACCCAAGTCTCGTGGTCGGTGTCTGGCTTGATATAGGACAGCATGTCGGCGATGTCCTCGTGAGACACGTCGATCGTGGATCCCCCGAGGTCCGCGCGATGCCGTTCTGGCTTGCGAAGGGCTTCAATTAAGGACGCGGGAGCCTGCTCGATGTCCGCAGGTGAACCGTACAGGGTGTTGTACCTATTGCCAGACGCATGCAACGATCCTGCGCCCACGACAAAGCCTGATGACTTGAAGTCGATGCCGGGGTACTGCGGCAGATTGGTTACGAGAGCGAGGCCCTCGTCGCACTTGAAGTATAGGTGCTTTGATCCGCCGCCACTGCCCGTCTCGACAATCAGGCCCGCGCCCATCACGTCTGGGTAATCCTCGACAAGACGCGCGTATGATTCGACGCCTCCATTGCGGGCGTCCACATCGATGACCAATAGTTTATAAACTAGAACGCCGTAGCCTGTGGCGAAGTTCCCAAGCTCTTCCTGCACCTCAAGCTGGTCTTCCGACCACTCTGGCGTGTAAGTCCAGTTAGCGGTAAGGGGGTGCTTACCTGCGGCCTTGCAGTCTTTATGGTTACATCCACAGGTGCCGTCTCGGCGAACTGGATGAAGCCCAAAAACGCGATGATCCGCCTCCCAAAAAGCGCGGTGCAACATTTATTAATCTTTCTGACGGAACAAATAATCTATGAGCTTATCAAGGGTCTGGAGCGTCGGGTTGGTGTTTTTACCAGCCGCAATCGCCCTAATGGTATTCTCGTGTAAACCCGTCTGGGCTGCCACTTTTGCTAGGTTTCTATCCGCCAAAGCGCGCCGTATGCGCTCAAGCGGGAAATCGTTATAGTCCATTTTGTTGGCCCCTAATTCACATTACACTGTTGACAATCACACAATCACCCCTGTAGTGTCAACCCTGTTGAAGAAGAGGAGTGTGCCAATGGGCATTTTAGATAGCGTATCAAAACCGTCCGATCGTCCGGTACTTATAACGATCTGTGGTGACAGCGGCATGGGTAAGACCACACTGGCTGTCACGTTTCCAAAGCCCATCGTGATTCGTGCGGAGGATGGCCTTCAGGCTATTCCGGCCGACATGCGCCCCGATGCGTTTCCTACCTTGACTGGGCCAGAGGATCTCTGGGAGCAGCTCAAAGGTCTTATTAATGAGCAGCACGACTATCAGACTGTGATCATTGATTCGGTGACTGCGCTTGAGCGTATGTTTACGCAATGGGTGGTTGATACTGACCCTAAGAAGCCAAGGGGCATCCAGCAGGCTCTAGGCGGCTACGGCGCAGGCCGTGACGCAGTGTCTGGCATGCACCAGCGGCTGCGTAAGGCGGCGGGTATTCTGGCCGATAAGCGCGGCATGAACACGGTGTTCATTGCCCACGCGGACACGGCTAGGATCGAGCCACCGGATGATGATGCCTATATGCGTTATACGCTGCGGCTTCATGAGAAGAGCATGCCTGCCTATGTCGACGACGTCGACGTGGTTGGGTTCCTAAAGCTTGAAACCTTTACAACGGGTGACGGTGAGAAGAAGAAGGCCATCAGCGATGGCACTCGTATTCTGATCACCTATGCCACGGCGGCGAACGTCAGTAAGAACCGTTACGGCATTCAAGAGCCCATCACGGTTAAGATTGGCGAAAACCCACTGGCAGAATTTATTCCGGCATTACGTCCCGTTGTAGCAAAGAAGGATAAGGCAAATGGCTGATTTTTGGGAACTCTCAGATGGCGATGATATCGTCAAAACAGGTGGCAAGTTTGAAACTGGCGGCGGTAACATCGAGCCAATTCCAGATAAAACAGATGTTGTGGCCGTCATTGACGAGGCGCGCATCGAGCGGAATCAGCAGGGTCTGCAATACATCTCGTTGAGGTGGTCGATTGTCGCTCCTGCAGATTACAAGAACCGTAAAGTGTTTCAGAAGTTGTGGGTATTTGATGACGACCCGCAGGCGAAGAACCCTGTACAAAAGCGTGATAAGGCGAAGAAGATGTTGTTCGCCGTCGATACTAATGCTGGTGGCAAGTTGAAAGCATCAGGCAAGGCTCCAAGCGATGATCTGTTACAGGCCACGCTGACGAACAAGCCGATGCAGATCAAAGTCATGCTTATGAAGCGTGACGATGGCACTGGCATGAACTGGATCTCATCTGTCGCACCTCGTAGTGGTGGGGCTGCCACGTTAACTGCAGCGGCTGCTCCCAAGGCTGCTGCGGTCGAGATCGACGATTCAATTCCGTTTTGAGGGGCTAGAACGGAAGGGGGCGGTCGCAAGGCCGTCCCCATTTTTACAGGGTGGTATAATGGAACAACGCACTGAAGAATGGTTCAAAGCCCGCCAAGGGCGTGTGACGGGATCGGCCGTAGGAGCCATTCTCGGTGTGTCTCCATTTACCAAACGAACTGACGTTATGCGCCGCATGGTACGCGACTGGCACGGAGCGCCAAGCGAGTTCACGGGTAATATCGCAACCGACTGGGGCACGATGAACGAGGATGGCGCTATTTCGCAATATGAAATGAAGACGGGTAATAAGGTTGAGAAGTGCGGATTTTATACGAGAGAGGATTGGTTAGGAGCTAGTCCAGACGGTCTGATCGGCATCACTGGTTTGATTGAAGTGAAGTGTCCGTTTGGCCTACGTAGCAAAGATCCGCCTGTTTTTAAGACAGCTAAGATGCAAGTTCATTATTATAGTCAGATGCAGATACAGATGTATGTAACAGGCCGCGAGTGGTGCCACTTTTATCAATGGGCTCCGAAGGGAGACGAGCTGGAAACGGTGCATTTTGATAAGCCATATACCGACACGGCGCTTATGGCATTGAAACGGTTCTACGATGAATATTTAATAGAGCGCGAAAAACCAGAGAAGTATTTAGATGGGGAAGAGATCAGCATTCAAACGCCACAAGCTTGATCTTTATTCAACGCCGGAAGAGGCGGTGCTACCGCTTCTTAAACACCTCGACAAAAGCACATATTACGCGGAGCCATGTGCGGGTGACGGTGCGTTGATAAAGATCTTGCACAAGCGCGGCCACAAATGCGTGGCAGCTTATGACGTGGAACCAAGACACAAGATTGTGCAGCAGGCCGATGCGGTGTTTTTAAGCAAGGAAAACATGAAGCGCGCAGATGTGGTGATCACAAACCCACCATGGGGGCGTGACGTGCTTCACCAGATCATTGAGCGCAGTGGCTTTTGGGGGCCGACGTGGTTGCTATTTGACGCTGACTGGATGCATACGCGGCAGGCGATCCCTTACCTTACGCGTTGCAAAAAGATCGTGTCGATCGGCCGCGTGAAGTGGTTCGGCAACACGGCGGGCAAAGACAACTGTTGCTGGTATTTGTTCGACGAGCAGCCAACTGAAACGATATTTGTAGGTCAATAATGTTACGTGATTATCAACAGACCAGCCACGACGCGATTATATCGTGGATCCGCAAGACGACTGAGCCTTGCATGATCGAGGCCGCTACGGGCGCAGGCAAAAGCCACATCATTGCGGCATTGGCGCAGACGATCCACGAGATGTCGAAGGGCAAGCGCATCCTATGCTTGGCACCGAGCGCCGAGCTTGTGATCCAGAACAGCGAGAAGTACGCGCTTACGGGCAACCCGTATTCAATTTTCTCGGCCAGTGCGGGGGCGAAGTCTCTGCAGCATCCGGTGGTGTTTGCTACGCCTATTACGGTCCACAACCGGATCAGAAAATTTGGCAATCAGTTCGCCATGGTGATCATCGACGAGTGCCACGGGATCACGCCGACGATTAAGAAGATCATCTGGGCTATGCGGGAGGAGAACCCAAACCTCCGCGTGGTTGGCATGACAGCGACGCCTTATAGGATGGGGTCGGGTTACATCTTCGCACAATGGGCGGATGGCAAGCCAGTGCCTGAGCACGAGGCAGATGAGCCTTACTTTGCCGCCTGCGTTGATCAAATTACTGCTCGGCAGCTGATCGCCCGTGGATACCTTACAAAGCCTGTTGTGGGGCAGATCCACGCCGAAAGCTACCACACGTTGGATATGAAGTTGAACAGCCGCGGCCAGTTTGACGCGGCCGATGTCGATCGTGCGTATGTGGGGCTGGGCAGAACAACGTCGGACATCATCGCAGACGTGGTCGCACAAGCCAGAGACAGGCAAGGGGTGATGATCTTTGCCGCGACGGTGCAACATGCCTACGAGTGCTTCGCTAGCCTGCCACAGGAGCTTTCTGCGATCGTGACGGGCGAGACGCCGAGAGAAGAACGCGCGGACATCATAGCTTGTTTTAAAGCCCGCGAAATCAAGTACATTGTAAACGTGTCGGTGCTGACGACTGGGTTTGACGCGCCGCATGTGGATCTGATTGCGATGCTACGCGCGACGGAATCGGTCGGTTTACTGCAGCAAATTATTGGACGCGGCTTACGGGTCAGCGAGGGGAAGGACGATTGCTTGATCCTCGACTATGCCGAAAACATCGAGCGGCATTGCCCAGATGGC